AAATTACACTACCAACGAAACCCATTCAACATATTGACGATGAAAATGGTGAAATTGCACTTTGTATTCTATCTGCAATCAATGTAGGTAAAGTTAAATCTGACAGCGAACTAGAGAATCTATGTGACTTATCTGTCCGTGCTTTGGATGAACTGATTGACTATCAACAGTATCCAGTAAAAGCAGCAGAGATTGCTACAAGAGCACGTAGATCTCTTGGAGTTGGTTTCATCGGACTTGCACATTATCTTGCTAAGTTAGGGTTTAATTACGACTCACAAGAAGCGTGGGATGCTGTTCATGGTCTCTCAGAATCATTCCAATACTATCTTTTGAAGTCATCAAATCAACTTGCAAAAGAGAAAGGTGCGTGTGAATACTTTAATCGAACAAAGTACTCAAATGGAATTCTTCCGATTGATACATATAAGAAGGATGTAGATGAAATCACTAAACCTGACTACGAACATGATTGGGAATCTCTTAGAAAATCTATCATGGCCCACGGAATACGGAACTCAACATTGTCCGCACAAATGCCTTCGGAGAGCAGTTCCGTTGTGTCAAATGCAACAAATGGAATCGAACCTCCTAGAGGATACTTGTCCATTAAAAAGTCAAAGAAAGGGCCCCTTAAGCAGATTGTACCAGGTTATCAATATTTGAAAAACAATTATACACTATTATGGGATATGCCTAATAATAGAGGATATATTCATGTCGTTGCTGTTATGCAAAAGTTCTTTGATCAGGCAATATCAGGTAACTGGAGTTACAATCCAGAAAATTATCCTGGTAATGAAGTTCCCACTTCTGAGATGGCACAGGATTGGTTAACCACATACAAATATGGTTGGAAGACATCCTACTACCAGAACACATATGATTTCAAAACTGATGAGGTAGAAGAAGAAAGTGATAAATTACAAAACTTATTAACAGACATTTTAACCCAAGAGGAAGATTGTGAAAGCTGCAAAATTTAACTTTAAAACAACAGAGAAAAAAATGGAAGGTATGACCGTTTTCAACTCTAACAAAGTTGACACAAAGAAGCAATCAATGTTTTTTGGACAACCATTAGGTGTTCAAAGATACGATCAGTATAAGTATCCTACATTTGATAGGTTGACACAACAGCAGTTAGGATATTTCTGGAGACCAGAAGAAGTCTCTTTACAGAAAGATCGTTCTGATTATGCAAGTCTAAGACCAGAACAGAAGCACATCTTTACTTCGAATCTAAAGTATCAGATTCTTTTAGATTCTGTTCAAGGTCGTGGGCCAGGCATGGCATTCATACCATACTGTTCTCTTCCAGAACTTGAAGCGTGTATGGAAGTATGGGGATTTATGGAGATGATCCATAGTCGTTCATACACATATATCATTAAGAATGTTTATTCAGATCCAGCCGAAGTATTCGATACAATTTTACAAGACGAGAAGATATTAGAACGTGCAGAAAGTGTAACCTCATCATATGATGATTTTGTGAACGATGCCCATGAGTACGATTCTGGTAATCTGTGGAAATATGCAGTGGAAGGCCACCCAACAGGAACTTACGACAGACATGAACTCAAACGGAAACTCTACAGAGCAATCGCCAATGTCAATATTCTGGAAGGAATACGATTCTATGTGTCATTTGCGTGCTCATTTGCATTCGGTGAGCTCAAGCTCATGGAAGGATCTGCTAAAATCATATCCCTCATCAGTCGGGATGAAAACCAGCATGTAGTTGTGACACAGCAGATATTAAACAAATGGAATGAAGGCGATGATCCAGAGATGAAACAAATCGCAGAACAAGAAAGAGATAATACAATTAGAATGTTTAAGAAGACAGTTGATGAAGAGAAACATGGGCAAAATATCTCTTCAAGAATGGAAGTATGATTGGTCTTAATGACAAATTATTAGGACAGTATGTAGAATGGATTGCCAATCGCCGTATGAAAGCGATTGGATTAAAACCAATCTATGACATCCCTGCCCGTAACAATCCACTACCTTGGACACAACATTGGATCTCATCAAAAGGATTACAAGTTGCACCTCAAGAAACAGAGGTTGAGTCATATGTGGTTGGTGGAATCAAACAGGATGTCAAGAAAGACACATTCGCTGGATTTAAACTTTAAATCTAAAATAAGTATAAAACTGTAACACAAATTACAAAATTACTTGCCTATATACTATGAATGTGTTAATATAGACACATCGTTCATCCGAATGATAGAATTCACACTACTGGCATCACTTCTAGTTGAACATAATGCTTCCCATTGGGAAATGTCTTGTTCAGAATGGAATCAAAACAGAATTGAGATACTTAGCGATAAGAATCTTAACTCTGATGCTCACGAGTATCTTATAGATTACTTGAGAACAAAGGTGTCAGATGATTGTGATGCTTATATCATCGGACGCAAGTAAGCCGACTCGGAACGGGTTCGTTCATCCTTATGTACCACATTCTTCTTAGTCTAATAGCAATTGGAGCACCACTTGATTGTGATCATGCTTCTGAACTTATAGACTCTGCACGTAATAATCCTGATAAATCTGAGCAATTGGAAATAGTAAGAGTTGTTATTGCACATACAGATCCAATGTGTTTTAAGGACGCAAAAGCCGACTGAAGGAACGGATTTAAACATCCAACTACTTTAGGAGAAACCAAATGGCACAAGTCACATACCGTGGTGTCGTATATGACACCGATAGGAACAAAGCAAAGCAGACTAACAAGGTCGATTTAACTTACCGTGGTGTAAGACAAGAAAAAGAACTTACAAGTCTTAAGTGATTGAAACATTAGAGATATGTTTAGCATCCGCTATCTTTCTCACAATCATAACTGCTGAAGTTCAATTCCTGTATGGAAAATAAAACGAAGGGGTTGTACCCCTTCTTTTTTTGTGCTATACTATATAAAACACCACTCACATGGATAGAGAAAAACTAAAAGTCATGATTCGTAATTTAGAACTGATGATTGACAATATTAAGGCAGAGGTGTATTCTGATGTGAATGCATACAAAAATTCTGATGCATTTGCTCAACCTGCTGACTATGATGAACTCTACGACGATGACGATGGCTACACCGATTAGTCGTGCAAAACGATTAGTAAAATTGCTTGAGAGACTCTTAAGAAAGAGAGAACTTTTTGATGATGAGCAGTTTAAGTTAATTAAAGAACAATTAAAAGTTGCTAAAGAAGAATTAGCAGTTATTGAGGAAAAAACATCTAAAGGATTCAAGTAATGACCGTTAAATTGGTTAGCATCACCCCTGATGCAGAAAAAACAATGGCACATATTGCCAGAGTGTCTAATCCAAATAATCAAGATAATCCAAATTATGCAGGATTATTGAGATATTGTATTAAGCATAATCATTGGTCAGTTTTTGAGCAATCATCAATGACATTGGAAATAGAGACGACTCGTGCGATTGCAGCACAAATATTAAGACATCGTTCTTTTACATTTCAAGAGTTTAGTCAGAGATATGCAGATACAAATTTATTAGATACAAATATACCTTTACCAGAATTAAGAAGACAAGATACAAAGAATCGTCAGAATAGTATTGATGATATACCAGAAGATCAAAGTAAAATGTTACTTGGTCGAATACAAAATTATTTTAATGAAGGACTTGATTTATATAATGAACTATTGAGAGAAGGTATTGCAAAAGAATGTGCTCGATTTGTTCTACCATTAGCAACACCAACTCGCATTTATATGTCTGGAAGTGTCAGATCATGGGTTCATTACATTGATCTCCGTTCTGGACACGGAACACAAAAAGAACACATGGAAATTGCTGAAGCATGTCGCAAGGTATTTACCGAACAATTTCCTTCGGTTTCAGAGGCTTTGGAATGGGTCTAAATAACTTTACAATACTTTATAATTATGGCTACATACCCTGTTGTTAATATGTCTACTGGTGAGACAAAAGAAGTGTCAATGAGTGTTCATGATTGGGATAAATGGACAGAAGACAATCCCGATTGGACAAGAGATTACTCTGACCCATCAACAATGCCCGGTGTTGGAGAAGTAGGAGAGTGGAAAGATAAATTAAGAAAGAAAAATCCGGGGTGGAATGAAGTATTAGCGAAAGCAGCGAAGAGTCATGGTAATAATAAAGATCCTCGTTTAGTACAAAAACTATAATGCCAAGAAAAAAGAGAACCTCCGATCAACCGATTGGGGTTGGTTTGACAGCGAAACAATTTAAAAGAAAAAAACCTGTAAACGCAGATTACTTAATAGATGTTGAACCTCTGACGAATAATCAAAAAAGATTATTTGAATCATACAAACATAAACATAGTGTTGCATGGGTCAGCAGGTACAGGTAAGACATTTATCAGTCTCTACCTAGCATTACAGGCAGTATTGGAACCATCTTCTCCTTATGATAGAGTATATATTGTCAGGTCTCTTGTCCCTACAAGAGAGATCGGATTCCTACCAGGTGATGAGGAAGACAAGTCTTGTCTCTATCAGATCCCTTACAAACATATGGTACGATATATGTTTAACATGCCTGATGAGGGAGCATTCAAAGTATTATATGAAAACCTAAGAAACCAAGGATCAATAGATTTTTGGTCTACTTCTTTCTTGCGTGGCATAACACTTGACAGAGCCATTATAATAGTAGATGAGTTCTCTAACCTAAACTTCCATGAGTTAGACAGTATTGTCACTCGTGTTGGTCAGGATAGTAGAATCATATTTTCTGGAGATTACACACAGTCTGACCTCGTTAAGTCACATGAGAGGACTGGTGTGCTAGACTTTATGAAGATCACTCAGGCAATGGAGTCATTCACTTGCACTGAGTTCGGTATCAATGATATCGTGAGGTCTGGTTTCATACGAGACTACCTCATCTGCAAACATGAAATGGGATTTGATTAATGTTTAATTATGTTGGTCCTGCTAAACCTCTTGAGGAGGTTGAGAGTAGGACTCTTGACTCTGGAAGATTCTATAAGATAGATGACAGATGGTGTCCTAGTGTCACCACAGTGTGTGGAAACCAATCGAAGCATGGTATACTAGCATGGCAGAAGCGTATTGGATTTGCTGAAGCAGAAAAGATCAGACGATCATCTGCATGGCGAGGCACACAGTACCATAACTTAGTGGAGAAGTATCTTAAAAATGAATTGGAAGAAGATAAGAAGAGCGAGGGTCTTCCCACATACCTTTTTAGGTCTGCTCGTGAGACTCTTGATAGGATTAATAATATTCATGCTATTGAAGCCCCTCTTTTTTCTCGTAATTTATTTCTGGCTGGTCGTGTTGATGCTATTGCTGAGTTTGATAGGGAGCTTGCTATAATAGATTTCAAGACCACAAAGAATCTTAAAAAGGAAGAGCACCTTGATAAGTTCTTTGTCCAAGAAGCAGCGTATGCTTACATGTATTACGAGCAGACTGGTGTAGAGGTTGACAAACTTGTTACAATATCAGTAGCAGAAGACGGAAGCATGCAAGTGGTAGAAAAGTATGATAAAATACCATACATAGACACTCTTATTGATTGGATAAGAGACTATCACAATGAGAAAACTGTAGCATGAAGCAGGAAGTATTAGGTATCCCTTTCTTTAAGTTTGATATTAATCCAGACAAGATTGAGGAGATTGCTAAGATACTTACACTCCTACCTTGGAGAGAGAATGACACCAATCTAATTTGGGAAGGTGTTAGTCTTGATGGTCAAGGAGGTAGTGACCTCTATAAGAACCCAGACCTCGCCTATCTTTTCGACTGGATGCAAGACTGCATGGCCGAAGTGTGTGATGAGATGGGTATACCGAATAAATTGGTATGTAATGCTGCATGGGCAAATCTAAATAAAAAAGGTGATTGGTTTTACGACCATACTCATTCCAACTGTTTCATGAGTAGTAATTACTTTGTATCGGGTAATAGTGGTACTACTAAGTGGTATTATCCTAACCCATATTATGATAAGAGTAACATCTGGCCCTTTAATTCTAAGGACTGGGATGATAAATTTAATCTAACTCATGAAGAACCAACTGTACCTGGTAGGTATATGGTTTTTCCACCTACTATTAGACACAGAGCTACTCCAAACAATGGTACTTGTGATAGAATAACAGTAGCAGCAAATTGGTTCCCGACAGGGATCATCAACTCAAGTGGTGTATCCCACCTTAACATTCAGGTTATACAATGAAAGAAATTGAAGAGAAATTTATGACACAAGGTAAATTCACCTCGCTCGTTGAGGACAGGGTAAAGGACAGTAATGGTCTTATAAATTATATCGAGGGTGTAGCCTCAGTATGTGAAGAGTTTGAGATTGAGGTGGAGACAGTAGGTAAACTGATCTCTAAACCATTAAAAGACAAGATCAAATGGGACGCACAACAATTAAACTACATTAAAAGGACAAGTAAAGGCATTTTAAACCTATGAATGACAATTTCTTTCAATCAGAAGTAGTGCAAGAGGAACTAGAGTCAATACAAGAGTGTTATACTGAACTCTTGAAGATGTCTTCTGGTTTAAAGGAATTCAATCCACATGAGAGACTTGAGCACATCGAGAAGACATTAGAGTTAGTAGCGAAGCAAAAAGTATTCTATGCACGGTTACAATTAGCAGCTAATGAGTTACAGGATGATGACTCAGCAAAAGAAATAAAGAATAGAATTGAGATGATGTCCACCGAGTATAGTGGTGGTCTTAACCTCAATATGGTACTAGATCAGATGGAAACAAAACTACGTCAGTGGAGAAAAGATCTTAAAGATGAGGGTGTTGACAAGCCTAAATAACTATGCTACTATAATCCAGTAGCAATATCACAATACAAATTCGGAGACAAATACGAATGTCATTTGCAAGTCTAAAGAGTAAGTCAGGTAAATTTGCCAAGCTTACACAACAGATAGAAAACCTTTCCAAGCCTCAAGGAAGGGGTCCAGACGAAAGACTCTGGAAACCAGAGGTAGATAAAAGTGGTAACGGTTATGCTGTTATCCGTTTCCTACCAGAGCCAGATGGAGAAGATCTCCCTTGGGCACAGGTATGGAGTCATGCATTTCAAGGACCAGGTGGTTGGTACATAGAGAATTCTCTTACCACACTTAACCAAAAGGATCCTGTAGGTGAATTAAATAGGACACTATGGAATAGTGGACTAGACGCAGATAAAGATACTGCACGTAAGCAAAAGCGTAAGCTTTCTTATTACAGTAACATCTATGTTGTAAAGGATCAACTTCATCCAGAAAATGAAGGTAAAGTATTCTTATATAAGTATGGTAAGAAAATTCATGACAAGATTGCATCAGCGATGCAACCGCAGTTTGAAGATGAAACTCCAATCAATCCTTTCGACCTATGGAAGGGTGCTAACTTCAAGATCAAGATTCAGACCATTGGTGGATACTGGAACTATGATAAGAGTGAGTTTGACTCACCCTCAGTGTTAGGTGGATTGGAAGATGATGCACTTGAGAAAGTGTGGAAGTCACAGTACTCTCTTAAAGAGTTTACTGACCTTAAGAATTTCAAGTCCTATGAGGATTTATCATCACGTTTGAATATTGTGCTTAACAAGTCAACAAGACCTGTAGTACAAACTAATGAAGAGGACGAAGAACTAGCTCCTCTTACTAGTCCAGTTGTCAAAGCGGACCCTCCTGCACCCACAAAGTCAGGTTTTGGTGCTAAGATAAAGGAAGTTGAAGAGGCAGGTGATTCACCTGATTTATCCTACTTCGCTGCCCTTGCTAACGAAGACTAATGAAGAAACTACTACTGCTCCCACTTCTACTGATTGGTGTTGCTACACCAGTCCGTGCAGAAGCATTAACTTGGAAGGAATTCTGGGAACCGTTTGTAGAATCTTATCATCATGGACATGATCATGGAGGTGGACACTGGCATGACTGGAAGTACGATCATCGTCATGGACACCGCCATCCTCATTACGGACCATACCGTAGGAGATGTGAAGTTACAATCACAAAGAAATACTGGGTACCAGGTCATTACCTAGGTCATGGCAACACATGGGTACCAGGATATTATGAGCGACGTGATGTGATTGAGTGGGAGCGTTGTAGACGCTAACTCGTATATTATTTCGATTTTTGAACAAGAAAAACCCCCGAAAAAATCGGGGGTATTTTTTTGCTCTGTAGGTTTTTTAAGAACTTCCGTATTGATTAGTTGTAGATCCATCATCACTCACACCTGCTGTAGTATTTGATGTTACTACTGTACTGCCATCTGATAATACATCTCCTGCTTCAATACTAGC